GATGTTGCTTCTTCTTCGTCAAGAGTTTGTGAAACTTTACGTTGTCGCTGTAGCGAGGTGTAACCCTCTACTTCCTCCGGAAGAGAAATCCAAAGGTGGCCTTTTTCATCAGGAGTTCCCTCAGAATCAACTAACTCAGTTAGCTCGGCCTTAATAGTAGACTGTTCTTTTGTTAGGTCTTCAATACGAGACCTTAAATGTATATACGTTCTAACCTTAGAGAGCAGGCTATCTGGCTCTTTAGGTGTTTCTTTTTGAATAACGATTGGCATCTTTATCCCCCTTATACTTCTATTATAGAGGGTTATTCTGCTGAATGCAAATCCAGTCCTACATACTCTCGTAGGGCGGTAATAAGAACATCTGTGAGGGTTCTTTCCTCAATAGCTGCCTTCTCTTTTGCGGCAGCCCAGAGTTCCTCTGAGACCCGAATAGTGCGGGTAGGTGTCTTAGGTGCGTTAGGCATAAGGTCAAGTTTAGACATAAATCTCCTGTAAAAAAGCTTTAAGACTGCCCACATTTAACGCTACGCCACCCTTATCATCAATTCCTTCGCCGTCTACTACAGCATTTGCTATAGCATTCTTCTGTTGGAGGAGGGAGTGCTGTCGTTCTTCGATGGACCCAGCCATTAAAATATCTTGGATTACGATTCGTTTCCAGGTGCTGGAGGCTCTTCGGATTCGTCCATTACGTTGAACAGCGAGTCCGGCATTCCACGGAAGATCGTAGTTAATAAGTAAATTAGCTTGAGGTAAATCCACGCCATAACCACCAGCATCGCTGCTGATAAGGATCCTACACGCAGGGTTCGTTTGAAATCGTACTTTGGCATCTTCTTTTTCCTTTGCATTCATTTGTCCCGTGTAGGTCTCAGAAGGATACTCTAATGCACCCTTAATAAGGTCTACCATCTTTACATAACTTGTAAATATTACTAGCTTATTTTCATCAGATTCTTCTAAAAAGTTTACTGCGTACTCTTTAAGAACATTAAGTTTTGGTGTCTTAAAGTTACCGTCTAAGTGGCCGGCACCTAATAGCTCTGAGGCGTACTTAGATCCTTTTCCTAATCCTGGTTGGTAAAGACTTCCGGAAATTTTAACAAGTTCCGGGTGGTCACACAGCATTCTTAACGAAGTAAGCTTTGCCATAATCTTACCCTTTAATTCGCCTTTGTAGCCTGACCCAGAGTCTTGATGTCCGTAGTGGGCAAAGATATCAAAGGCGGACCCAAAAGCGTCTACAGCCTCATCTAGGTCGTTTAAAAGGTCATTCTTGATCCTGTTGTACAATTTAATACTTGCAGTATCAAACGGTACAAGAATAGGTTCAGCAAAGATTGAATCAGGCAAGTACGGAGCTACGTCCTCATCTGTTTGACGTTTACGTACTGCTGCCGTACTAAGCGACTTATTAAGTGTGGGTAGGTTTCTATAGCGCTCTACGCCACCAAAGTGGTTACGAACAATAAAGGTTTTATCAAATAGGTCAAAGCGACCTAAAACTTTTTGATCCACAAACTGCATGATGCTATAGAGTTCTTCGGGCTTACCGTTCTCAATAGGTGTGCCGGTTAGCGCAAAACGCACACCGCTCTCTAACTTCTTTACGTATTTAGATCGCTTTGATCGGAAACTTTTGATAGCGGTCGCTTCGTCGCAGACAATGAATCCTGTAGGGAGATGTCGTATTTGCTCCCAGTCATTAACAACTTGCTCATAGTTAACAATGATGTGACTGTAATTCCCCGATAAGGCATCTTCATATTGTTGCGCTCTTTGTTTGGGCGTCCCATCAATGACCAAAGGAGTTCCACCATCTGTAAATTTCCTTATCTGCTCTGCCCATTGATATTTTAAACTAGACAAGCATATTACCAGACCAGGCTCCTGTATGTCAAGTTCTTCTAGGGCAGCAATTGTCAGGACAGTCTTACCCAAACCAAGGTCGTAGGCTACAAGCATCTTCTTGCGTGCCACCATAGCCTCTACGGCTTCGACTTGGTAAGGTAAGAGCGTCCCAGTGAACATTAAACCAGCAGACCCTGCACTCTAGTAGTAACTAGCTGCTCAAGGTCTTCAATAGACCCATTGTTTGCAAATATTTGATTTACTGGGTAGTTGTCCAAATCATGCTCTGACACATGGTTATTTACAGCAGCAATACCGGTACGTTTAATACGCCAGATCTGAGCAGGGTTGCCACTAAATTGACCCCATAGGTTTATGTTGTCAGCCTCATTGGTAAACCTAACGTCTGTAATAACTACATTAGAAGATAGATCAATTGTTTTTAAAGATTCTGCGATCCAGAACTCTTCCCCAAATACTTTACGGGCGCCTACTCCTAAGTCCTGCAGTAGTCGTCGTACCTGCGGCTCTTGCTTAGCGGCATCCCACCCAACAAGATCTACAAGATCTTTTAAGTACCCGGAAGGACTGCACCCAACCATGGGGTTTACCTCATACAAAAATTCACGAATCTTATCAGCAAAAGCAACACGTGTAAACCCGTGCTTAGATACTAAAATAGAAGCGACCGTATCTTTACCTGACTGTGCGTAGCCTGTTAATCCTATAATCATGCGAAAGCCCTCTCTCCAAACACTGAATGTTTAGCGGTTACTAAACCCTCTCGTACCTCATGCTCTGGCATATCGCCAATGTCCTTGTACTCACTATCCCCGTAGTTGAAGAAGTAGCACTCAAGACCTGCCTTCTTAGAGTAGGCGAGCATTTCATGAGAAGCTTTTAGCCCCGCACTATCTATTCTAGCATTATCAAATGCGATAATCAATTTGTCAGCTTGTCTCATAAGATGCCGTTGAACATCGCTGATAGAAGCACCAAACGTTGAGACCCCACCTTCAATTCCCAATGATGAGAGCCTGACTACATCTAAAGGAGACTCAACTACAATCATAGTTCCTTTAGTCCAGGCGTCTAAACCAAATAAAGTCTGTGACTTCTGAACTCCGGTAGGGCGGTTTCTAAAGTATCGGTTTGTCTGCCCCTTCTCCTGCCAACCCCACAACTTGTTATCAGTTGGGTTACGGATAGGAGTGATCCAAGAACTCTTTTGTAAGTCCCATTTTACACCGTGCTTGACACACCCATCAGCGGTAATACCGCGTGCTTCTAGCGCCCACTCTGGTGGAATGCTTTCAAACACTGCAAGGCGAGCTTCGCTCATTTCAATAACTGAAGGTGCGTAATAGTAAGACTCTTTAGCGCTCTCAAGCTGTTTAGCGAGGAGCTCAAAGTTGACTTCAATGTTACTTCGAAGCCACTCTTTAGCCGCCTCAAAATCAAGCCGTCCCCACTTAGATTCAAACTCATTTACTTCTGCGACAAGAGTAAACAAGTTACCTTTGTAGCCGCAGGAGAAACAGTGGTGCACACCGGTGTCAGCATTGATAGACCACGAAGGATTTGAATCCTGACGGCCGGTGCGCTCAAGGTGCATAGGGCATAGCCCTACAAGTTCGTTATTTCTTTGTGAGACCTCAATGCCCATACGAAGCAAAGCGGTTTCTACATCACCCTCACGATACATTAGTCCTCCAAACCTATGTTAACTCCAGGCATTGGTGCTGTAGCAATAGATCCGCACTCAATACATTCCATATCTGAAAAGTAAGTTACTATACTGCCTTCTTCATCCCAGCTTACTTTTAAGTTCCATACATAGCAACCGCACACACAGGTCATCGTAGGTTGTCCACGAAGATCCATAGCGCTTGTGTAATCTGGCTTAGCGTCATTAATGTCTTTCATCTCTTATCTCCTTTCTTTCTTTAGGGGTAGTTCCTGCCCATATACCGTCAAGATCTACGATAGGAACTGCGTATTCAAAACAAGTATCAAGCATCCAGCAATCTTTACAGACCGCCTTAGCTTTTGCCACCGCATCTACATCGTCGTACTTATCTGGAAAAAAGATCTCCGGATCCGCATCTAGGCAAAGCTGCGTACCATTAAAAGGATTGTGTTGGATTAAAAGATCCATATTCCTGAAACTTCCCCTCTTCCCAGTCCCAAAGCAGGTCAACGGATGCTGGCCCACAGTTACGGCTTGCTACGATTCTTAGTTCACGAGTTGTGTCGTCTTCTTCGTCCTGCTTCTGTAGTCCAAGGATTACATCTGAATCCTGGAAGAACGATGACGAGTAACCAATAGAGTCAGCAGACACTTGGCGTTTCTTCATCTTCCAAAGCAATACCTGGGTAGAGATAACTACTGGGAGCTCATACTTCTGAGCTAAGCGTTTTAGACTGCGTGTGATATTAGTCAGGGCCTGTGGAGTATTTGACTCTCCGGTAGACTCATCAACCATAAGATACACACCATCTACAAACACTACATTTGGTCGAAGCTTTTCAATCTTCGCAGCAAGACCTGTAACAGTCATTGCTGAAGTAGAGTCAGTAAGATAGAACTTATGCATTTCTGCCATCTTCTCAAGCGTTTCTTTATAGCGCTTCTCTTCATCTACATGAAGCTTTCCCCGAGTAAGCCTAGAGTGGGCAATGTGAGCACGCATAGCATCGTGACGATGTTGCTGCTCAATGTTGCTCATCTCAAAGGATTGGAACATCGGAACAAACCCGTCTTCGTGAATGTTGACCGCAACCTGCAACGCCAGAACAGACTTACCTGTCTTAGGTGGTGCAATGATAGTAATTAACTGTCCTGGTTGTAGTCCTGCAGTTGCTTCGTCAATAGTCTTAAAGCCTGTAGCAAGACCGAGTAAACCGTTTGGACGAGTCTTTATAGCAAGATACTCATCAAAACGACCCATGGCATTCTTAGTAAGATCTATATCGGTACTGGTGCCGGCGTTCTCATCATAGATTGTTGAGACACCCTTAGACATCGCAGCAATAGCAGCGTCGTGGTTTCCTTCTGAGATAAACTCAGCAGCGTCCTGCACGACTTCAATTGTCTTTTGTCGTTTACGGTAATCTACTAACTGGTCTACTAAATACTCTAGAGAGTCTTCGACAGCTAGTAGTCGGTACATAGGGAAGTTATCCTTGACCGTTACGGCTGTAGGAACTTCTTGGTACCTAGTCCAGTGTGTACGGATGAACTTCCACATGGCGCGGTTCTCATCCACAAAGAACCAGCTGTC